AAAAGATTCGATACCAGTAATAGATACTATATAATTGTTTGTCCCACTCGCAACAGCGTAGTTTATGTGCTTTACGTTATTGTCCAAGTGCGTAGTAAGTGCATCTTCAGTTGACTTCATTTGAGTATCAATTATTTCAAAGTTTTCATTCAATTTTTCGACATCTGCAAAATCCTCATAATCAGGTAAATTCAAATTATAGTTCGGTGTATTTTCCACTTACAGCACCTCCTCTTTTACTTCACGCCATGTTTTGGATAACAATTCGCCCCATGTCTTTTGCTTAATTTTGTTCCACTGATTAAATCGCAACTCAACAGTTAATATCATATTCTGCGGAACCATACGCTCTAATGTTTCCTCAACTGCCTCGAATTGTCGCTTAACGGTTAGTTCAATTTTAACAGCAAGCCATTTCTCTGCTGCATTGAGCTCCATTGTGTAATTTTCCTCACCTAGCAGGCTATCCAAAATCAATTTTAGTGTTCTGTAGGTATAAGGAGCCTGTTCCTGATAGCGCGCTAACACTCTAAAAATACGTGTTTCTAAGGTGTCGCTATCAGATACCTGTAAACCTAACATCTTTTCGTAACGGCTAATACCTTCTTCGTCTGCTGTAAGGATAAATTGATTATTTAAAGTAGCTGCTATCTTGCGCCACAAGCTTTCTAAAATGGGATTTTCAACGCCAGCTATTGCCTTTAGCTCCTTAATTTCTAGTAATATAGGTGGCAAATAATCAAGTATATTCACTTCCCTAGCCACTTACAGCACCTCGTTTCGGTATTTCTTCGCTGCTTAATTCGATATTGGTCGTATTTCCGTTCAGTGTCGTGTCTGCGATATCCAAAATGCCATCAACACCTAACAAGCGTGTTTCAATTTGGCTAATACGGATAACGACGCCTTGTTCGTCCTCTTCTTTAGACACAGCCTGCGCCCACTGTTCGGACAGCTCGGTGAAGTAATCATCAATTACAACTTGTACACTCGCTTCAACATCGGACCATGTCCAGCCGGTTTGATAGGTGATATTAAGACCGATATTAATAATCGCTTCTTCCACGCCGAATACCGTAACGATGTGGTCAATCGGGGCAGTTCCTACGCCCTCACCTTCCATGCCGATTGGGTCAACTGCTTCTTGTACCTGGTCAATTAAGGTTTGTGATGGCTTTTGATACTGTGCGTCAATTATGACTAATTTAACAGTGCCGCCACCATTCCAAGCACGATAGACACGTACGCCACCAACACCAGGTAAAGCCCCAACCTTTTCCTTATAATCAGCACGATTCCCGCCAAATGCAACAGACTGAAAGCTATTAAAATAGCGAGTTCGAAACGCTTCTGTTTCTTCCTCATCCTCTCCTGGTACTAACACATCTGTTAGCATAGCTGTTTCAAGTCCTGCCACGAAATCAATAGGAATAAGTCGTCCTGAAAAGATATTACCGACATTGCCTGCCGTTTCACATTGTAAAATGAACTCTCCAAATGTAATGCGCTCTATAACGGTGTAATTTAGCTCATCTAAGCTATAACGACTACCGATTGGTACATCAATGTTAAATTCACCTTTTCTTAATGCAAATGTAGCTTCGCGTGGATGTAAACCGCGTTCTGCAGCACGGCGAATTAACTGCTCACGTGGTGCTGTATCAGCAAATATCATATTTTCATAGTTTCGCAGTGTAACAAGCATCTGTACTGTTTCAATGCTATTGGCTGCTGTCGCATTAAATATCATTGATGTACCCTCACGCTTATCTAGCGAGTTATCAATGCCAGCCATTTTTTGCGCCATTAAATCTTCATAGGTCGTATCTAAATTCAGTTCTGCCATTAATACTCCACCTCTCTTTCACCTGTGACGTCGCCGTAAATGGTACGCGCTGTGTATTGTATATGAACCTTATTTTTGTGTGCTGTGACAATAAATGAATCAACTTCATTAATGCGGTCGTCTTGTAGCAATGCTTCACGTATGCGCCGCTTGACCTCGCTCGCTACGTAATAGGTGGGTTTTCCGAAAAGGTCATTAAACTGCACCCCGAAATTCCAACTATAGATAATATGGTTGTAGCGCTCAATCGAGAGCATTAAAAAAATCGCTTGTTTCATGGCTTCTAGTTCATCGACATAGCCAACACAGCGATTTTTATCATATAGTAATCTGTAGTTTTTTGATGGTTCAATAGCTTCCTCGAAATCCAGCTCCAAACCGTCATTTTCGTATATAGCATTCGGCAGCATCAAACCACCTCTTTATCAATAATAATGTATTGTTGACCGCCATGTGCGCGTATCATGGTCACTTTATCCCCAACAATTAAGCCATTGTGAATAAGGAACTTTTTACGACCTTTATATTCGTGATTATGCGATGCAAAGGCTGCTTCGCCACTACCACCTGCTCGATTCTCTGTTAAGTGGTCAACAGTCATGTCCACTTCGTAGTCCATTACAGCGCGTGTCAATTTTAAATGTTCACGCTCTAAAATTAATTTTTGGTCGACTTGCACCTTTAATGGAGTGACACTTACAACCGTACCGTAAACAATATTAGCTGGCTTTTGAGCGTTGACTGCATCTAACACTACTCGCCTTAATACTTTCACGATATCCGACATATCACGCAACAAAATCACCCCCAATTAAGCTTAAATCCATACGATGGTCGCTCTCTGAAAACGTATGTTTGACCTTTTCTACCATCATAAAATTAGCCACCGTTAAGTCACCTAGATACATTTGCACACCCAACGTTGAGCCGCCACGTACCCTTGTGTCACCAAACACTTTATTAATGTGTAGCTTGCGTGATTTTCGATTATAAAGCGCTAATAGGGCATTTGCCTTAACCTGTCCATTCTCGCCTTCTTCTAGGCTTTCTATGAGCTGTATAATGCCCCACTGATTCATGTTTTCGCCATGCTGTGCGAAGTAATTTTCTCGCTTACCTGTTTTCTTGTCCTCGCGATAAACCCGCACCTTGTTGTAGGTATTATCAGCAATTGAAGTCGTGTATTCAAATGTTTCGCCGCTTTCCTCATCAATTAAAATGTCAAGCTTTAGCATTTTGATATCTCGTAAATTGAGTTTTCCGTAATCATCATAGAGCACGTATAGATTACCTGTATTTTTGGTAGTAATACTTAGTGCGTTTTCGAGGACTGTAAACAACTCTGCGTTATCCTCTACACGCGTTGCGATAACGTGTTTTGTATCTGCGACGATGCCAAGCTGTAGCCTAAAGTCTTTCGCTAGCATCTGTAACACTTGTGCGGCCGTCTTACCTTTGTACGTAACGATGTCTTTGTTTTTCAAATACCAAAGCTGGTCAAAGGCTGTGACGGAAATAATACGGTTATTCGAGCGCTTTTTCGTAAAAACGAACCCGGCAAATATTTTTTTACCATCGTAAATAAATTGGACTAAATCGCCTTCGTGGAAGCCTAGCACCTCGTCTTTAATCACCTTAAAGTTGAGTTGACCTGGAACACCTTTTCGTTGCGTTTCCCATGTGATACCTTCCTCAACAGCGCATTCAAAAGTACGTCCCCTTGATGTAATTAATAACTGACACTTAGCCAAGCTTTATCACCTGCCCTACTTTGATGATGTTTGGATTGCTAATATTATTGATTTTAGCGAGTTGGGTGTATTTTGAGCCATCACCTAAATATTTTTTAGCAATGGACCAAAGCGTATCGCCCTGCTTTACTGTGTGCGTTTTAGGTGTCTGTTTGCCTGTTGTCGGACGTTGTTGCTCGACCTTAGCAGTTGTTTTTTTAGAACTAGCATTGGCACCTGAAGCACTCGCAGTTGATGCCTTATTTAGTACAAGCTTTTTCGTACCGTACGGCCGCCATTGCTTAAGGTTAATCGTGACCGTCACATCAAAGCCATTCTCCGCATCTTCCTCAATCTCATATTCCTCTAATGATACGGTCATGTTCGTATCAAATAACAAAGAGCCATCTGGTTTAACTCGATTAACGATAAACTGAAACGGCTCCTGAGCTACTTTTAATTTTTCGAGTTTTTCCAAGTAATGTGCTGCAGGCTGAAAACCACTAGGATAAACAGCAAACGGATATTGCGTATTGGGTAGTAACACCTCAAACTCAATATCCGTTAGACCTGCTTTTTTGAAAATGTTCACTTCGCCCTCATTCATGAGAGTTATGGTGTCGTTTTTATTATTAATGACCGTTGACATCGACGATGGTGCTATAGGTAGCTGCACATCGTCGATAAAAAAATTATACATCGTATACAGCTCCTTCCGCTATCATTTCCGCCACTTCCTCGACTTTTTCACCGAATCGGTCTACAATGCCGTCGATGTCTAGCTCGCTGTTGATATTATTATTGTTCGTCATATCGACTTTGATTTCGGCAGTCACAAAGCGGTTGATTGCTTCACGCTCGGCCAGGTCGCGTAGGTATTTTAGTTCGTCTACAGTACCATCCATTGACTTCGCCATTTTAGCCGTATTTTTAGCTGTTTCTTTACTGTTTTTATCTAAATCACCCAAACCGCTATAGTTATTTTCAAATTCAGCGGGCTGTTCATTTTTCATTTTTTGGTTTTCTTCCGCTGCCTTTTGCGCCGCCTTAATCTTGGCTTCCCTTTTTTCCATTTCATTTGCAGCGTCATTTCTCATTTTTTCAATTGCGGCATCACGCTCTTTGATTCGCTCGTCTATTTCGCTTTGAAAATCATAGATTTCTGCTATTCTAGCTTGCTTTTTAGTTTCATTTTCAATTTGTGCAGCGGTACCAAATGTGACGTTTTGTACAAGGTCAATTGTTACACCCGGAACTGTCTTTAAGACTGAAATAAATTCATTAATAATATCAATCGCTTCGTTCACCATGTTTTGTAACACTGTTAAAATATTTGACTTCATATCACCCATTATATTTTGGATTCCGACACTACCTATTTTTAATCCTAGCCTTAATTTATCCCATAGATTGAGTACTCTATAGACACCCTCCATAAACCCGATTTTCACACTATCCCATGCATTTAATATAACATTAGACGCAATCATCCAAGCGATTTTAATACCACCTACAGATTGTACCCATTTATAAATTACTGCTATAACAACGCCGATAGCCAAAGCTATCCAAAATAAAGGGTTAGTCAATAGAGTTGTGAAAAAAGCTTTTGCTGCACCATTAGCTAACCATGTTGCAGCCGCTTGAAGACCTAGAGCAAGTGTATATACACCTGTGGCAACTGCAACGCCGATAATGATTGGCTCTATCCATGACCAATTATCATAAATATAATTAGCACCACGAACCAATATATCTACTGCACTTTCTGCTACTGATGCCACTACATTTAGAGCAGAAATTATCTCCAAAAATACTTCTTTAAATTTTTCGGAATCTGAAATACTGGTTAGTTTAGCGAAAAAATCTCCAAAGATAGAACTAATCTCATTTGTTATTCTATTCCAAATATCTGCGAAGGTATTTGGCATGGACTGAAACCGTTCATTTGTTTCATCTGCCATCGCAAACATAGCTCGCTTAACTACATCTGCTGTGATTTGCCCTTTAGCAGCCATTTCTTTAATTTGCCCTGTACTCACACCTAAATGGTCTGCTATATTTTGTACCAATGTCGGCGCTTGTTCAAATATGGAATTTAGCTCCTGTCCTCTTAGAGCACCCGAAGCCATAGCTTGCGTCAGTTGTAGCATTGCAGCTTGTTGCCCTTGAATAGATGTACCTGAAATTACAAAATGTTTATTTAGCAACTCTGAAAATGCGATAATTTCGTCATTATTCGCAAATGCATCGCGCGCTAAAACACCCAATTTTGAAACCATATCTGCTGTATCAGCAAAAGAAGAATAGGTTCTATTAGCTGACGCCATAATCTTATCATTTAATTCAGCGGTTGATTGTAAACCGTCATTCATAATAGCGAGACGTGCTGTAGTGTTAGCTACTTCATCAGCCATACCAAGAACATTTTTTAGCCCCTGAATAGATAAGTATGCACCGATTAAAGCTCCTACCTTCCCAACTAAACCACCCATAGCACCTGTGCCATCCCTTACCCTATCATTAAATCTCTGTTGTGATTCAATAGCGTCTTTTATTTCTCGGTCAACTTCACCGAAGGCTATTTCGGCTTGATTTAATTCACGTCTAGCAGCCTGAAGGCTGGCGGTATCAATAGCATTGCTTGATGCTCTTTCCATGGATTCAAAACTACTTATGACAATATTCATGGCATTAGACATGGACTGAAACGCCCTTGACATGTTGTCTTGTACCATAATAGCCGTTCTTATTGTCGCCATACCTTCCCTCCTATTCGTTATAAAATAAAAAAAGCACCTGCAAAGGTACTTTTTATTTAACACTATTAAAGATTTCTACAGATTTTTCATCGTTTGTTTCTAAGACAAACAAGCCGTTTTCTGGCCAATCTTCCATAAAATCATATGTTTTTTTAGCTTCTTTTATATCTTCGCTTGAATGAAATTGATAAATTTTCACTACCTTTACATCATTGTGGAAAATAACCCCGTCTTTTGCATTTATCATTTGATACATAGGCTTTTCCTCGAGGTCTACAGGTATACCCTCTTTTTCGAAAGCTTCTTTGAAATCATTCATCGTTAAACTAGATTCGTTACCTCCACAAGCAGTTAAAAATAAGACTGTAAGAAACAATAAGATTATTTTTTTCATTGAACATCCTCCTTATCCATAAATATACATGGATGGAAAGATAATTTCTACGCCTATTTTCAAAATTCTACATATACGCCACCCCTTTCAATGAAAAAACACCCTCAAACGAGAGTGTTCAATAATTGTCTTTTTCAACTTGGTCTACTAACAGTTGGCGCATTTTCTTCAAGTTTGAATCGTTGCTCTTAGCAAGAAATCCACGCTCCATTAAATCCAATAAATTAAAATCGCTCATTTCTTCTAACCCTTCACACCACCAATTAACAAGTTTAGCGCTGTTCGGTGGCTTAATTCCCATCATTTTTGAAAAATCTGCGAATAACTTAACTATTTTGCGATTATCATTTTCCATCAATATCCTCCTAGTGCGAGGACTTCCACTTCTAAAAATACACAAAATAGTGTATAATATTGATGTTGATATGAGTGGAAGTCGCTCAAGTTTATTTCACAGTTTAAGTTGGCGCTTAAATTGTGATTTTTTTATTTTCCATTTAAAATTTCCTTCAATTTCTTACGCCCGCTTTCATAATAACGGAATGATTCGACTTGCTTATTACTGTATGGTGACTTGTCTAATGCAAAATAGCCAAATTCATCTGTTTTAAGATTATGTTTATTGGCAATACTGCCGACTTTTTGAGCTGAGATACCTAGTTCTAAACCAACTTCTGTCGCTGTATACGATTTCTCTACCTCTGGACGATGCTCAATCACTTTTTCTGTTAATACCTCAAGAGCATTAATATTTAACAATTCCACAGCCACAGGTGAAAGAATCTTATTTTTTTGCATATCAATAATCAGTTTAGCTTGCTTTGTGCGAGAGTTATTAAGCATAGCTTCCGCTCTCATACGTTTGATTTCTAGCTCTGCGTCTTTACTTTGGGGTTGAGCGACTATCATTTCGCCTTTACGTAAAGCTTTCAATGTTTTACGTATAAATGCACGAAACGCTCTAGCTTTAGGTTGTTTGGATAACATCGTTACTTCGTAAATTCCATCTTCCGTGAAAATTCGCGTTTCCTGCTCTGAATTGCCTACCCACATTTTGTGGGTACTTGAAAACTCCCCATCTTTCAAATATTCATTACGGCTTAACATGTTTTCGATAGCGCTTTTACTTGCATACTCCAATGATTGTGAAAGTTGATTGATTGTCATAAATACTTCGTTCGCTTCATTAACCCAAAAATCACACATTACAGAATTAAATTGTTGTTGCGTTGCTAGTGTAAGGTTCATATAACTTCCTCCTTTTCAATTTTAAGTAAATCTCCAATCTCACAATTCAGATAACTGCAAATCTTCACTAAAGTATCAAACTGGATTCCTTTGGATGTTTCGTAATACAACGACCTAATCGAATTCTTTGATAGACCCGTATCTCTCTCAACATCAGACATTTTCTTTTTTCGTTGTGCTAATAATACACGGAAATTATTTTTCAGCATCTCATCACCTCCTTTAAAACACTCATAAAAGACAAAAGGTATTACATACAAAACCTTTATCACTTTGAATAATACTTAATTAAATTTCTGTTGTCAATAGTTTTGTTCATACTTATAAAACTTTTAGGTGCAAGTAGATTACCAAAAGGCTCTAAATAGTTTAAAATATAGCCAATACCAAAATCAAAACAAAGGAGTCATTATAATGATAAAATGTAATTTAGCCGTTTTATTAGCTGAAAGAGGGCTAAAAATGGCTGATGTGATTAATGACACTTCTCTTTCTAAAACCGCAGTACGAGGTCTTTACTATAATGAATCGAAAGGAATTCAATATGAAACACTAGAGATTCTTTGTGATTATTTGAATGTTGGACCCGAAGACTTGATAAAAAAAATCGAGTTTTCTGACAAACTATTAGAAAGGAACATAAACAAAGAAACCAAAATAATTGATTATCTAGTGGCATTTAAGCTAGACATTAAAAAGTCCAAACATGTAATCAGGATTAGGTTACAAAAAATAGTACACCCTAATGATAAAAATTCGAAAGAATTACATGGAGTGTATTTAGAATTTATTTTTGATAATGAATTCAAACAAAATATTTTTTCGCAAATCACACTAACAGAGCGTCTAAAATTTGAACATAAATTAGCTTACGATTTCATGACATCTTTAAACTTGCAAAATCATTTGTTAAGAGAAATTCATTACATCGATGGTTACAAATTTTAGGAACTTGGAGAAGAAATAGGACAGCTTATTTTTAAGCAGTCCTCTTATATCGATATAAAAAGCACCACAAGACTGCCGGTTAACGGAGTTTTGTGGTGCTTCCACATTTCATCGCTTTCTACCTTTCCCCTTACTCGCTCGCTTAGCCTCTCTCTCAGCCTTTTCGTCAGCCTCCATCTTAATTTGAATAGCGGCAATCACGAACGCCTTTTCATACTTAGGCAAGGAATCGTATTCTGACGGCCACTTACGCAATTTGTGCAGACAATAATATGCAACATTCGCGTCATAGTCGCCGTCGTTAATTAGTTTTTTGCTTCTTCTACCGCTTCTTCCATGCTGATATCAAAACCATTTAGTTTTTGTACTATATTTAGGTATTCTGCATACTCACCTGGTAAGAGCATTTTTTTAAGTAATGATGCCGCATCCATCACTTTGTAGCTATCCTGCAACTCTTTATTATTTAAGTCTGGGAATAAAGTGCATTCCGCAGCCAAAGTCGCTAAATATGCATTAAAGTCCGTTGTCGGTTGATACATATTTTTCTTCCCTGGAATAGGCATACGCTTTGTATTTTGTTTACGGAGTTCCTCGTCTCTATCGGATGTTACAGCACCCACTTTCCACTTCACAGGTTCTTTTGTTTCCGAATCAACGAAACGCTTAGATACTACATGTTCCTCTACTTCTACTTTTAATGCATTTTGCGCTAAAAACGCTGTTAAGTTACTCATTTGTCATTACTCCTTTATTTTTAAGTTTAATTTAGTATAAGTATAAAAAGAGCTTGCCTTAGCAAGCCCTCTATTGCATTTCTGGTAATGTCGAGAACTCGATTGGCATATCCCAATCCTCGAACGTAAAGTCGATTGTGTCCTCTAAGTAATCAGCATCTGCATCAAGTGAAGCGATAATACCGCCATCAAGGTTACAATCAATTAAAATCGTTGTTTGGCTACCTACAGCTGAAGATTTATCTTCATTCGTCACTTGAATATCGAAATAAATGTCCTCACCTGTATCTTTGTAACGCTTTAAAAGTCGACGGAACATTGATGTATTGAAGTGGAATGTAGCTGAGCCTGTACCTTCCCAACCTGTAGCCTTGTTCCCCTTACCTGTACGGCCCATAATCGGCACCTGCGTTTTCGTTTTCTCCATATTTGCTTCCAAATTGATTAATTGAGCAAATAAATAACGATTTCCCTCAATCGTGACATAGGCACGTCCTTGGGCACCACTGATAGCGTCACGCGCATGCATCGTTGTTTCGGCGAAATATTGTAAATCTAACTGCAACAATAATTCGATTTTATCCATATACTGTTTCCCTCCTTAAGCTACCACCGTAGTAATGTATAGTTGCGACATGGCAACAGTCGGAATGACAACCTCATTTACTACAACAGATTTTTTAGAGTTACCTTGTTCTACAGTAAGCTCATCCTTATTGTAATTTTGAACAGCGCGAATACGCTGCAACTCCATGCGATGAGCCCCAATATCATTCCAAAGTGAAATGCGTCCATCTTGGTCATTTGGTACTTTACCAAGATAACGGTTATTAAATAACGCTGCTGTATCAATCGCAATTTGGTCAAGCACACGAATTACTTGATTCATGCTGAAATCCTCATTTTTATCTGTTGTAAAGGATGTGAATGTATTGATATCCTCCAACACTCGAATTTCGTCACCTACACGGTGGAATACATATTTGCCTGCTTTTATTAGCGCGATAAGTTGCTGCTGTGTCTTAGTTTCAGACATATCAAGCTCGAATTCGCCATCATAGCGCTTGTTTGTATTTGAGCGATTCACTGCAACACCCGCTTGTGCTCCTACAGTCCAATAAACAGCACCGAACACCTCATCGCCTGCCGCATCGTTTTGTACATCAATAATACCCTCGTGGTCAGTAGTACCGAGCTTATGACCAACCAATTGAAACTTACCGCCTACTTGGTCACGAATACGCTTCGTATACTCTACGTACAGCGATTTAATTGTCGGCTCTGACGATAAACAACCTAGTGTATTAAAGCCATACGCTTCTAAAGCATCTAATGCCTCTTGATGTGCACCACCTGTAATAGCTGTGCCATTTGAGCCATCGGCTAATGGTGTACCTGCTGTAACCGCAAGTGTTGCACCACTCTTAAACGTTACATAATCATTTGCTACTAAATCAGCAGCAGTTGTTACTGCCACCTGTTCATCAACCGTAACGCCATCTAATAGCGTTTTTACATCAAACTTCGTTGGCTCGTCTACATTTGCTTGAATCACAATGGTAATATCATTACCTCGCACACCTTTGTATTTAGCTGTAGCAAAATCATTTTGAGCCGCTACTGCATCTACAGCAAGCTTATAAAAGTACACCGTAATCGCATTTTTGAATACATCACGAATACCTTTTAGGTTATCGTGCGTGTAATCGTAGCCAAATATTTTACGACTGTCCTTTTGTAAATCCTCTTGTGTTACAGCGAATACTTCGCGGTCTACGCCCCAATCAAGAACGATTGGTAGCCCAACATATCCGCGATCGGATAAGTTCACAAACGCACGTGCTGCACTAATAAAATTATGATACGTGCCTGGTAATACTTTATTTTGAGTTAAAAAGAATCCTCCGCCTAACGCCACTCTACTTCACTCCTTTATCGAATTTATTAAGAATTTCATCGACCTGAGCATAAGAATACGCCTTGCCATCTTGTAGCAAAGCGTTCAATGCATCTCGTCGATGTTCGTATTTTTTACTTTTAACCAGTTGCTCTTTTGTAAATGTCGGCATGACTGATTTGATAACCTCTCCAACCATTTCGCCTGTCACATTTGCTTTTTCCCTAATTGCTTCATTCTTCGCCAACTACCATCCACTCCTTGCCATTTTCATAGTGTTGTAGCGATTCCATAAATATTTTTTGTTCCACCTCTTGTAAAAAGAAGTCAAACCTCATAAAGTTATGACCTATACCATCTACTACCTCACTATTAGTACCTCTAGCGAGCATAATAGAGCCGTTTAACAGCTCGATATCTTTTAGGGCTTGTTGTATCTTCGAGCTCATGTTCGCGCTCTCTGACGCTCCTTTAAACGGAAAATACTGCACATTAAAGAGTGGTGTCACTTTCCATCGCTTGCCTATTTGCTGAACATGCTCCAAACTCAAAAACTGAATTAAAAATGAAGGTGTTTCAAAGTTTTGTGGTACTTGGTCAATGTACTTTTTATAATCAGTGCCAAACTCCGATTCTAACTTTCTAGAAATAGCAATGATAATATCCATAATTTCCACTACTTGAACACCTCCATGAGTTTTGCCTTTAGCTTTCGTTCGATGATTGCTGGGGCTTTTTGTTGTATTAAATCTGCTGAAATCGTCATCATGAATTTACCGTTTACCCAGCCTTTATGGTTCCTTGTGCGATGCCCATATTCCAAATAAGAGGAATATTCGATATTGTTATAAACAGTAATCTCGTAAACATTACCATTTTTATTAATTTGCAATCCTGATGCAAACCCTGTTTTACCACCCACACCGATAACATTTCCTTTTTCACTCACGTTTTCCTTCCCCGCTGTCCAACCCCTACGTAGGACACCGGTGTCAACAGGTGTGCGTAAAATAACTTCTCTTAATAGCCGAGCAGCCAACTCCTTAGCCATCGCCTCGCAAAAAGCGTCTAAGTCCACTTGTGCCAACTTGTTAATGCGCCGCTGTAACCGCTCCAACTGCTTGTAATTTACTCTTACACGCGCCATTATGCGTACCTCTCGAATGCCTCAAGCATAATTTCTTGGTGGTCCATGTAAACAGCAGGTTCGCCGCTACGAGTGTAGGCCTTGGTAACTCCATTTTGCGTAACGATTATTTTACAGCCTGCGGGTATTGTTAGTTCCGGCGCGATAAATAATTTCGTTGATTGGGCAATAATCGCTGGTGCAACCGTATTAGTTACAGAGGATTGCTTTTCGAACGCTAGTTTGCACTTTTGATTTTCATAGAGTGTCACTTCTACGTTTTCTGTTATGTGCGTAATCGGGTCAGTGACAGGTTTCCATGCCTTAATGGTACAAATGCCTTTATACAACGATTCAACGGCTTTTCTGCGTGCCCCTACCATATCAACACCCTGTACTTGGACCAATTGAGGTTGCCATGCCTTAAATATGCAAGAAACGCATTGAATTGACCTTCGGGTGTGTTAGTAGCGTCCGAATTAACAGCAAACTCTACGTTTGTATCGCCAACCTGCACCTTTTTAGCGACCATCGTAAAATCAATCGTTTCCACGTCTAACTGCCCCATCGCTTTTTTGGTAGCAAGGTACTCACCTACAACCATATCGACAGCATGATTATATGACTCTCTCGGTATGCTTGATAGGTTGGTTTGATTGTTGATGTAGTTTGTTACCTTTTCAATGGCAAAGTCTATTACATAAATATCAGAGCTGTTAGGGGCACTCGATAAAGTAACCCCTAAAGCTTCAATCCGATTTTTTACATCAATAACTTTTATCTTGACTGACATGGTTATCACTCACTTTCAGTCGTTTTCTTTGTACGTGGAGCAGGCTTTTTCGGTTCTTCCGTTACTACCAAACGCTCCATGATAGCATCGTTAAAATGCGTTTCATCAATCGTCAATTCTTGACCAACTAAAAAACGCTCTCCCTTATAACGTACAGGAAAAGCGCCTTCTTTGATTTTTACTTTAATATTAGCCACCGATTACACCTCCTAGGCGATTGGTTGAGCTTGGAATACATTTTGCGCTTCGGGGAATGAAGGGATAGCAGTTGCTGCTGCTTTTGCCCAAGTTGAAACGGGGTCTAAACCTTCTTCGTAAAGCATCGCAATGATATTACCTACTTTGGTTACATCTTCGTTCCCTAAAATCATGCGACTTTCTTCTGGCGTTGGGCCATAAAGCGTTTCACCTAAAGGACCATCACCAAACATAATGAATTTATTATCAGGGAAATAAGACTTGGTTGTGTAAGTACCGTTTGCATTTTGTTCACGATATTTCGTGTTAGCAGTTGATTCATATACCGCAATCGTTGGCAATCCTTGCTGTGCAAAGAATGCGTTTAAGTCATTAAGGTTTGCAACACGACCCGAACCAGCACCATATAAATACCCGATAATTTTCGCATCACGTAACATAAGACCTGCAATTTTTCGAGATGTTAAAATTCGTGTAGGCGTGACGTCTAATGCACCGGACCAACGTTCGATATCTCCTACAATATCCTCTGTACCTGTTCCCCAAATGTCAGTACCCGACAACGTTTCTTGATGATTGCTCGGTACATGATAGCCGAGTGTTAATTTAGATGGTGTTCCTGTTGCATTATTCAAATCCAAAGACAATTGCCCTGTCGAAAGTACCTGCATACGCATTAATTCAACTGTTGCTCGAACATCATTAACGGCTTTATCAATTAAATTAAATACACGTTGCGTTAAATATTGTTGCTCCTGTGCAGTACGAGGGAATTTAAGTGCAATTAAATCCTTTTCTTTGATTTGGTATTTCTTTTTAATATAGGCAGCTTCAAGTGCTTGTTTCGCAGCTTCCACTGACCCGATTTCTGCTTCTGAATCAAAAGCATGCACTTTTGCTACTACAGGAAGTTCGTTAGCACCTACAAGATAGTCAAACTCTAAAGTGTCGTGTTTTACCTCTGGAAAGAGAGCTTCACCCACTGTATACGATTGGTACTGACGGTTTTCCAAATAGTCCAAAACTGTTTTTTGATTAAATAATTCTAAAATATCCGGCATATATTAATTCCTCCTAATTATCGAAATTTAATTTCTTTTAATGCTGTTTTTGCTGCTGTATCGGGCGCTACTGGTAGACGGCCCTCTAAGATGTATGCCTCTACAATCAAAGAGCCTGGTTGCGGTCCATGTGTCACATCCACGTCATAATACAAAATTCCCTGTGCTGTAGCGTCATTAGCAGGTAGGATTGTACCTGCCTTTACAATTTTGCGACCTTTAGCGTCTGGTGTTACACCGACATCGCTCACTAAATAAGAAAATGCTTGTACTTTCGAGCTTGCTAAAAAATTAACTCGACTATAATTATTAATTGGTGTTACGTATGGCATATATAGCCCTCCTTTTAATTTGTAGCCCAAGGGTCAGAAACTTGACCTGTTGAGCCTTTTTCATTTAATTGTTTGGCGAAATTTGCGCCAATTGATGCAGCTCCACCACCGTCTGTACCTTGCTGATTATCAGCAGGAACCCAGCCTTTAAACTGCGTTGTTTCAGCCTTTTCAGGCACAAACAAAAAGGACTTTGATTCTTGCAGTGTTTTTAACTGCTCCTCAAGTCCTTTAGTGACGTTGCCGTCCTTATCCAATTCGATTGTATTTCGGTCGATTAAGCCAGCTACTAAATCCACGTCATGCACTTTACCGTTTAGCGATAGTTTCAAAGCGGCGCTCATACGTTCGTTAGTGAGTTGTTGCTCGTACTCTGTTTTGGCTGTTTCATTAGCCTGCTGTAACTCTGTAATTGTAGCTTGGAGCTCCTCATTACCTTTTGCTTGCTTACGCAACTCCTCTAAATCTGATTCATGCTTCTTGACCGTTTCATCCAAGGTCTTTTTCGCATTATTCACCTCATCGAAACGCTCTTTCGGAATCATATTACCGTATTTCTCAACGATGGCAGTTGCCTGTTCCTCGCTCAATCCCATTGCTAGTAAATCTTCTTTTTTCATTTGTATTGCCTCCTATTACGTTTTTTACGTGTTCGACACGCTAGGTTAAACACTTTCAGTTTAACGTCATAAAGCGCTAAAAAGACGAGATATACGACCACCAACCTCTCCGCTATATCAGTTTTAATAACGCAAAAGTATAAAAATCTCCCACACCATTAACATGATTAAAAGGATAATAACAGTAGATGTATTTAAAGTCTCTTTCTTAACAACTACTCGGAATAATTGAAAAGAGAACCATAATAACAAATAAATTGCAGTTAGTTTGATAAGTATATTAACCATAACGACCTCCTAGTTCGCATTACATCAGCCGTTTGACGCTACTTTACGCCATTAATAAAAACCATTTTGCCGATACTAGGAAAATGGTTTTTACTCATACATATCTGAGATTACATCTATTTTTGCAACTTCAAGCATCCCCAATACTTCAAGCGCGCTACCATCCGATACAGAAATCATAATAGTGCCATCTTTTGCTTTGGGTATTTGATTTTGCTAGTTATTCTTAGTTTTCGCGCTTCTTTGCTTGCGTTTTATTGCTTCCCAATCGCCTACCTTTAAGTATTTCATTTCTTGGAAACCTTTAAATGTAGTGATACCTAAATCACTCTTTAGAATCGCTTTATAGCTTTCGAATTGTCCTTTGTCACTCTTTTCATTTGACTGCATCTTTTTAGCAATGGCAATTTTATCTTCACCATGCTTCTCAATCTGCGTTTGATACCAGTCGTTATACTTCATATCGCTTGATACATAGTACGTTTCCCCATCCAAATCACGAGCGATACGTTGACCGTAATTATCATCGAAAAACGGCACCTCCAAAGACCTGCAATTAGGATGGAATGGGTGAGCTGTTACGCCAGGCATGAAATCTTTTTGTTTAAATACTTTGCCGTCCATTTCTTGACATATAGAACTCGTCTTGAAATCAAGCGTTGCAACGACCTCATATTTATCAACGTCCAATTCGTCAAAAGCTTCCTTTTGTGCTGCTGCATTAAAAAACGCCGACTCAGTCATAACCAAGCGGCGAATTTGGTATTTTGTATTGGCGGAACCTAGTTTTTGGTGTAGTACTTTTACAATATCTTCGGGATGTTTGCCCGTTGCAATGGTACGTACTAACTCGGTATACAGCGTATCAATCAACACATTTTTATCACGCCACAAACGCCTGCTAAACGTCATACCATCTGATGTCCACGGCTTGCTGATTACCTTATCCAAAAGAGTGTTATTAAGTGCTTGCATGGTAAAACCGATGTTAAAACCTTTTTGCACCTCGTAAGCCGTATGGTAATACTGCGATTGGTACTGTTCTTTGATAAAGCGTTCAAAGCCCTCTATTTGACCGTCATACAGCTTTTCGACATGTTGCTGCATTTGTATTCGTAAGCTTTCTAATCGGCTGATATGGACACGAGCAGACGCATTTTCGAGCTGTTTCATCCACTTTTGGTTAATAGCGTTCTTTTTGCCGTACTCGATGTATTCCTTGACAGTCCAGTGAAACTCTTTTAATTCATCACTTTTTAGTAGTATTTTAGCTTCATCCAGTGTAATTTCGTTATTTTTTGCGAAACGGCTATACCATTTGAGGATGTCCTTTTCGAGGTCGTCCATGGTGTGTATATAAGCCTTAACTAAATCATCGTAATAAAAAAGAGAACGGCTGTGTTGTGCGTCCTCTAATAACTCGAAGCGTTTTCGCCAGTACTCTCTACTCTTGACCATCTACATCACCTTGCTTTTGTCGGAAGGTCGTTTCGTAGTTGTCCATTTCGTTGAAATACTGCTGTCTTTCCTTTTCTAATCGCTTCAATTCGAGTTCCACATCTTTGGTGTACGGATGTTGCGCTATTTTCGTTTCTATGGATAGATACGGCGATTTCTCTAATATCTCAACAACCTCTTTTTCGTTTATTAGCATGTCACGGTTGAAAATGATATTAACATGCTCGTCCTCGAAATCACCTTGATTGGTATTAGCTAAATGCATATCAATAAACCAAAGCAACTCCTCGAATGACGCTTGTAGTTCCACTTCAAATCCGTTTGCGTCCAATTCGATGTCGGCATACATACTTTGGATATTCATTTGATTCGGATTGTTGCTCATGCGTTCGTCTTTCGCATCATAACCACGTCCATTTTCGATTAGCGCCTTTTTAAATAGGGCTAGGATTGATTTATAGTTTTCAGCGTTAACCTCGATGTAAAGAGTTTCTACGCCACCTTGCATGCCATCACCACTACGAGTTTTAACAACACCGTAGATGGATAAATTACGTCTGAACTCGCCTAAGTCCTGTCCGTCATAGTTTTTTAATACGAGAATTGTATTGCGAGAGTCCTCTTCCATATTGTTCTCGAAGGTGCTTAACATCTTATTGATACCATCTTGGAGTGATTTAACACGCTTGATTAACGGTATCTCAACACTGTTAAACTTAATCGGTATGAGGGGCACTCTCCGCCAGTTAGCGCCTTTCATTTCCTCTCCATCACTAATAATGATATATGGAGATACATCAGGCTTAGTCACGTCTTTATACAGCTTGCCGTTAACAAACTCATAATGTTCGACACCGTGTGCGGTGAATACGTCAACCTTTTCTCGTACTTCCTCTTTATCACCATCGTATTCCAATTCCTCATACAACCTGATAGCAAAGTTTAAAACAGTGCGGTCGCTATCCTGCCAGTACGGTATGATTTCCCACGGTCTAAAACGCTTGATGTTAAAGTTCCCATACTCGTCATAGTGAGGGTATAGCCAGCCGATACCACCGTTAATTACATCAAGCCCGACATTACGTAAAGTGCGGTGAAAACGCTTATTGAGTATCGTTTGTAGCTTTTTAACATAATCATCTTTTTCACTTTCAATCGTTAGTGGCTTGCCGAGTTGGAAGTTTACTTTTTGGTCAACGAGTTTGGCATATTGGTTGTCAATACGTTTGTTGTTCGGAAGGTTTTCATTTACCGTTAATCGTCCCCCCTCACCAATAACCTTACGTTTGTGCTGTAAAATATCATGCTCGCCCTCATAGTATGCCTCACCTGTCAGCATCCACTTTCGTCTTTCTGATTTCTTAAATTTGTTGATTTCATTTTCAAGCCACTTTACATCGCTTATTTGCTTGTTAGCATTAGCAACGATGTTGGCATTAATAATGTCGGTGTCCGTCATGACACCTTGAAACGGAAAATATGTCACTTTATCACCTCTTGTCTAATCAAAGCTGAATAACGGCTGTCGCATATCCTCAGAAAAGGCATAGCGTGTAGCGTCAATCGTATGATTGTCCCTATCCTCTAAACGAGGTATCGGGTTGCCGTCTTTATCCACTTGATAATCAATATTTTCAAATTCTTTCGCAATGTTTGGCGTGCGTTTTGGGTCAATGCAGATGAAATCTAAATCATCTAACCATTCCTCACCGTACTCTACGCTGTCACGCCCTTTTTTAACGCTGTAGATATGCTTGATTCCGTGTTCCTCGCGTAACTCTGCAATCGACTTAGGCTCGGCTGATTCTGCGCCTATTCGGTCGCTTTGATAGCCTTTTTCCGTTATTTTCTTAGCTAACATACGGTTACTTAATTTGACGCCGTATACCTCATCAATTGCATATATACCATTTTTCTTTTTGTCGTAGTGCCAACGTACAAATGCAGCAGGGTCGGTAGCGTAACCAAAGTCAATTCCATTTCGGAAGTTATCAAAATTTGCAACCATTTCATCTGTAATGCTTCCCGCTTCAATTTGCAGGTTATCAAACGGCACAACACCACTACCGATTGCTTCGCCGAGGTATTCCCAACGGTAACGCATTTCATTTCGCTCTTTTGCTGCTTCTGCTTCTGCAATAAATTGTTCTGAGATATAAGGGTTATCAAAATAAGTCGAATGATGAACAAATGTATTTTCAGGCTGGAACGAACTCTCGTACTTCTTATTTACCCATGATTGCTTTCGCTTTGGTGGGTTATAGCTGTAAAAAAACTTATAAAAAAGACCATTACCAAGCTCACCACGTAACAGCGAGTTCGTAATAGTCGTTATTTCATCTTCACTCTTAAATTCAGCCATTTCCTCTATCCAAGCGAGCGCAAATGGAAATTCAGCACTCTTTAATGATTTAATACGAGAGGGGTCTTGTGCCCCTCTAAAAATCATGTAGTTGCCACGTGGTATATATGTTACACGCATAGGTGATTTATTGATTTTAAATAAGTGCGCCACACCTTGCTCATGAATGGCCCATTTGATTTGCTCGAATATTGAAGTTTCGATGGTGTTATCAACCTTACGTATACCAACAGCATTAACTGGATATCGCATAAGTAATTGTACGATGATATGTGCAATGTCAGACGATTTACCGCTACCACGACCACCTTTGCAAACAATATGCAGTATCTCTTTTGCAAGTGCAGCATTCCAAACTGGATGAAATGCTTTTGGAATTAACTGTGATAACTTTTTAACTGCCATTGCTGTCACCACTTATGTCATCAACAAATACAGGTGTAATGTTAGCATTGACCTCTTGTTTGTCCGTCCACATAGCGTAGCGCTTACCTATTAATTCGGCCGCTCTAATACGTTCACTCATTGTTGGTGGCATATCATCAATTATTTCTTCTTCTCCACCACCAACACCTTTTAATGCAGCTGCGTTAGCTTCTCCACGTAAGATAGCGGTCAATGTTTCCATCACTTCTTGCTGGTCAGCTACACGCTCGGACAGTAATTGCTCCATGCGTTCGTCTATATAATATTTCACGCTAGCATTTGTTAGCAACCTACTTCCATTCGCCCTTGCAGTAGCATCCTTCTTTACATTTGGATATGCCTTCAAATAAGCTTCTGTGGCATTCCCTAACTCAATATAAAAATCAGCAAATGCTTGTTGCTTTAATGTTAACTTTGATTCAATCAATGGCATCACCTCGTTGTGCTAGTTGCTTTGTAATAATAAAAAACACGTTCACTTTTAAGTAAACGTGCTCTTTGTTTAAGATAATAGTTCGAAAAACCTTACATTTTTTAAAATGTATGTAATGTCTACACCATTTTCTGTAATGGTAATGGTGTTGTTAAATATTAAACTGATAGCTTCCTTTCTAGCTGTTTTTTCATCTCTTGCATCTAAATCAACTAAAACATAATTTTCCTTATCGAAATACATCTTTGCAGAATATCTCATTTATCATCCTCACCTCCCACTCCATCATACAACGAATGGTAAGTGAAAAACTACTATTGCATTTTTTGAAGAAGGCACCATCGTGGTGACGCCCATGAATTATGTTGTAACAGTATTTTTTGTGGTAAAAATACATTACTTATTATGAAGGACGAAGTTCTTCACCCAAAAGATAAAGCCGCTCCGTCCTCCCTCCCATTTTAACCTGCGTTTTTTGAGTAAGTCAAAATCGTACGTATTTGTCCGTTTTGTCTCATTTGTCGCAAGATTTCTTTTTTGGCACGATACACATGGTCCTTTGAAGTCGCTAAATGCTCGGCTATCTGTCGGTAAGTCATACCATCGAGTAAGCAATCGTACACAGTTTTTAGTTGCTCGTCCTTTAACAGGTCATACGCAACCTCTAACGCATATACATAAGATTCTAAGCGCTCTAGCCGCTTTAATTGGCTACGTTCCCTTACATCCATTCGCTCCATTTCAGCTGCCGAGCGTAAACTGCTCCCTTTCGGCATGGTAGCCTCTATACCGTATTGAGCAACGCCCCACGAACTCATATTACGACTACCACCGTATAACGCTCGCTCTAATCTAGCAATCTCTTTTTTCCACAGCCGATAGTTGTTTATCATATACCCAATATCCATTTGAGTTGTTTGCCCTTTACCCATGCCCTAGCCCCCTGTGTTATAATATAGTCACGTGTATAGTTTTGCTAAGGCAGTCGGGCTGAGCTCGGCTGTTTTTGTTTTATAAAAACGGTTTAATCATATCGGCAATCATGGACACAAGGCCATAAATGCTACTGGTCCCAATCCCCATCAACGCCCAGCCATTCGCTTCAAACTTGTACATTTTATTCATGACTTTCATTCTTTCACCTCACTTTGGCAAATTGTTTACTTATAATTTTCCGAGCTTTGCAGTCATTCGTTCAAAAAGCTCTATATCACCAGTCTCTAATGCTCGGTCAATCAAATTAATACACGCTTGCTGTGAGTGTTTTTCATGCAAGGAAAACACGAATTTCATTACTTCTTGAGACATGCCGCTCGGCAAATTCACTTCTCGCTCTCTGTCACCTAATTGTTGGGCTATTAAATCATCAAGTAATACTTTGTTATCACCAACAAACAATTCTGCTGCTGTTAAAATGTGCTCTTTACCATTCATTAAACTGATTTTTCTTTCGGGATTTAGGATTTCTTTTGTTTCGACGTTGTACTCAAAAGAACGAGACTCATAACTTGTTATCCCATAAACACGGTCCCCGTCAGTTGCTTCAATTTTCGAAAAACGAACATCAACCTTTGGTGAATCTGACTTTTTACCGTACAGACTGAATTTCATTTCAACAATTTTTAACAACTACCCCGCACCTCACTTACTCAACAAGATGGTCATGTTGCTTAATTTTCGCCTTCCTCATTACCTGTTATTAAATCTGCTCCTTTTCCAATCGCTTTTTCACATGATGTACAATAAGCTGTTTTCATTTCTCTATGTTCAAGATTGTTATACATTTCCGTATTTCTAGTAATGGAAAAATCTCCGATTGAATTAAAGTATGTCTGTATTATGCCTGACACTTTAGCTCTGGTATAAAACCCATCTGTAGAGCCACAATGTCTGCATATAATTTCACTCATATGAATTCTCCTTCCTTTGGTCATTGTGCTTAACAATCATCGTTACACTCACAGCTTTCAGCGATAGCTTTCCAGTAATCAATTTCAACTTTTAAAGATTCGTTTTCTGAAAGAATTTTAGATAACGTTTCTAATAAAGGTTTTTCTAACTTTAATGCAGTCCATTGTATAGAAAGTTGTTGGTTAAACTCCTCTAACCCTTGCTTTATTTTCTCATTCAAGATGTCCAAACGTATTTTTTCTAAATCAGTAAATGAAGTTTTTTGAACTGACATTTTATTTCCTCCCTTCTTTGGTCATTGTGCTTAACAAATCAGTTGTAACTGCTCTGTTGATTTTGCATAGTCGCCCGATAATATCGTTTCAAATATCGCTTCAAGTACACATACTGCGATGCTATTCCCAGCTAAAGCGTAAAGAGTAGCACTTCTTTGATTCTCCTTAATCGGAAATACTTCTAGCATCTTGTCAAAATCTTCATCGTCAAAATCCATTAGACGCCACCATTCACGTTCTGTTGGATAACGATAGCGTCCATCTGTCATTTTAAATACGCCTGCTGCTGGACAACGGTCTGGACGCTCAGTAATGGTATTACACACATCAATGATTGTTTTAATATACCGAAACTTTGATTTATTAGCTTCGATTTCCTCGGCTGTAGCTAAATCCTCTAAACGGTTCAACATAGATGGAATACTGACAACATATTTTTCTATATTGTCTATTTCATTTTCTGGCTGTTGAAATTCACTCATAGGACGCAATGGACGCTTTTTTAATTTGCTGAAGTCAAATATCTCTTTGCCTAATATGGATATACAAAATACACGCTCCCTTGTTTGAGGAAGTCCATAGTCCATAGCATTTTCTATATTGTAGCTATTTGTATATCCTAACTTTTCCATAGCTTTTAAGTATTCATCAAATATCGGACGTTTAGCTTTAAATAAAGCCCCTTTGACATTTTCCCAAATGACAAACTTTGGTCGCCATTCGCCCATTTCTTTAATAATTCTTATGGTTTCAAGCAACAGCTCGGAACGCCCTTTATCATCATTATGATTAGCTGCGCTATTGTCTTGACATGGGCTACCATGTACAAGTATGTCGGGCTTCAAATCCCATTTACGCACATCTTGCGTATCGTAGCGAAATGGATTCATAGCGTTGTACGCTTTCACTCGGTTCGCTTTCCATTCTACGTAATCAATGGTTTTCACTTTTAAACCTAGTCGCTTAGCTGCCTTAATATCAGCGCCTATACCTCCAAAAAGCGATAATAATTTTAGTTGCATTCATTTCACCACCCTTAACAACCTAATTCATTTATCAATTCTAGCTGTACCTTACTTAATCGCTTTTCAGCGATTTCTATATAATCGGGATTTAGTTCTATTCCTAAGAAATTTCGGCCATGTTTTAATGCAACCAGACCACTTGTGCCTGAGCCGAAAAATGGGTCTAGTATTACTCCTCCATGTGGCGCTCCTGCAAGCACGCAAGGCTCAATTAAATCTTCCGGAAATGTAGCAAAATGAGCTTCCTTTAATGGTTTTGTTGATACACTCCAAACTGACCGTTTATTACGAAGTGTAATTTTATTTAAACCGTTGACTTGCTGCCTACGCCTCTTATTTTGCTCGCCTAAAACTGCTTTGGAGCCTCTAGGTGGATTGGGGTCACCGTTTACAGCCTGCTCTTTAATTGTTTCGTAGTCATAGTAATATCTATGATTTTTGCTCATTAAAAAAATGTACTCATGCGCTCTAGTAGGTCTGTCTTGCACACTTTCAGGCATAGCATTTGGTTTATTCCAAATGATGTCCTGACGCAAATACCAGCCATCTTGTTGGAGCGCAAAGGCAACTCTCCAGGGCAAGCCCATTAAATCTTTTGGCTTTAAGCCTGTTGGAATATTATTAAGTTGTGTTTGAGGACTTTTTGAATCAGGTACATACACATGTTTCTGCTTGTCCTTTTCAGACCATGCACCTTTACCACTGCCTGCATATGCGTCCCCCAAGTTAACCCAAATCGTTCCATCATCTTTCAGAATCCTTTTAATCTCTCTAAAGACATCTACTAATGCTGAGACATATTCCTCTATTGAGTTTTCAATTCCTATTTGCCCCTCTACCCCATAATCTCTCAAACCCCAATAAGGAGGACTTGTGACTACAGTATTTACACTCTGGCTAGGCAATGTTTTAAGTACATCTAAACAATGCCCTTGATAGATTTTATTAAGCTCCATTTTTATCACCCCACTTACTGCACATTTTGGTTCAAATGCTTATTAACTGCTGTACCTTAATCTCTGCCCTCGGCTCCATCGAGTACCACTTGCGGGCTACCAGCTCGACTATTTGAGCATCATCGCCCCATATAATGCCGTTCATTCCGTCCTTTATGCCCTTTACCAAATTATCAGCATCGGGCTTAGTCACAGGTCGCAACTCACCACAATTAATAAGTGCTTGCTTTGGCTTTGTGTGATACTTTTTCGGTGGCATGACATAAATATCAACCTCCAACCTTAACGCTCCTTGTAACGGCTCCGGCGGCTTATTTTGCATAGCTATGAGCCTTACCCACTCTTTATAGTTCCGGGACTTTGGGGCGTCGTGAGTTCTGACGCCCTTGCCTGCCCTTGAAAATCTCGGTCTTTCTTGTGCTTGCACCTTGCCAGGAATGACAAATTGAATCATGCCGTAGCCTCCTCAATCACTTCATCCATATTTACTTGATTACGCTCAAATTCGGCGTCTGCCAGTTCTTTTTCATGCTTTCGTTTGCATACTGGCCCCATGCCATAGTCCATTGACTTCTGCGTTTTTAGCGGTCTATTACAGCGTTCACATAGTTTCATAGTCTTACCCCTCCACTCTGATTCCGTTTTTATTAACTGGCACTTTTTTGTAACCCTCGTGCCTCAATTGTTTTATTTCCTCGGCTGTAAACATTCCCACGGCTAGTAACTTGTCCTTGTCCACACGTTTGTACAGCTCCATGTATGTCAATATCCATTCAACTGCCTTTCGTGGTTGGTTTTGTTTTTGGCGAAGTAGGCTTGTTCGACTTCCTCCCACACGAAACCTAAACTTTGTCCCAAATGTATAAATAGTTCAAACAATTCTTCATAGATACCTTGCCTGTCTTCGTTGTCGTAAAATTCATCTTCTTCTGTCATGTATAATGACGACACGTTTGAAAATACATTGTTGAACTGTTTTGTGATGTCATTCAAATGCTTTCCATTCTCGAAATCCACAATCGGTTCAAATCCATATAATTTATTTAACTCCAACCCGATGCTCAAGATGAAGTGCAAGCAGTCAACGTATTCTTCTAGTAAAGGATTCCCTACTGAGCCTGTACCTTCGCACCAATCACACATAATTTTATTAATAAAATAACAATCGTACTTTTTCCCTTCGCCTGCACAGCGAACACAACGCTTTGTCGCTCTAGGCTCCTGGTCGTTACTCCACTTCTTAAACCCACGCCATTCATTAGCACACTCACCTAACTCAACTTGTAGTGCGAGTAGCTTCCAATCGAGGTTGTTCTGCCCTCGTAATTCTGGGTGTTGCTGTATGATGTGTTCGTCTAGCTCCGCTTGCATCTCAAACAATTTTTGTAAGTTCATTGGTTTGCTCCTTTTAGCAGCACTCTACTGACTTTGCTAATAATTAACACGTTAGAGAGTGCGCAATTTATTATTTATCCCCGAATATGCCACTTGGTCTATTGTCAATGGCTCCCGCAACACTTTGGTCGATTATCAGTAAAGCCAGCGTATTTTTATTGATTTTTAACTCTTCGCAAATTTTGCTATGCCCTGCTCCATCCTTCCACAGTTGCCGAAACAGTTTTATCTGCTCTTGCGTAAAATCGAACTTTATACTTTCGTGCTTTGGGCTTGTGAATAAAATGTAATTCATATTACCACCCCTTTTTTGCACTCTAGGAAGCTCGTACAGCCGTTTTAATTTCGTTAGGCTCAATGATATGGATTGACGGTTTAAGCTTGCTGTACATGTCGCTAGGCGTTAAATATCGGTTGTAAACGTCAATTACTTGTTGTTCGTCAAAACAAACTGTTTTGGAAGAGGGTTTGTCCTCATTTGGCTTGTACCACAAGATAATCGCTAATGGTGGTGGTCCGTTGTAGCCTAGATATGTGACATAGTTAATCATTCGATTCATCTCCTAATCGTTAATGCCTTTTATTTTGATGCCTAATATGTCTAGCGTTGCCAAAATTGATTCCCTAATACCATTCCAATAGCCATTAACGTAGAGGTCGTTTGTAGGTGTTTCCGACCGCTCGGTAGCTAATTCGAATTCCTTTAATAGCTTTTCTTCTGGTGTTTCTTCGATTTCGTAGCCTATCAAACAGCATCTTGCAAATTCTTCTGTTGTAAGTTTATTTAAGGGTAATTTAGGTTTGTATTCCCATCCTTTCACATGCATTTCGATACAAGCGCCAATATTTCCGTTCGGTAAAACTGTTCGTAATGCCTCTGCAACTTCACGACTAACCTTCACTTTTTCATTCATTTGATTCACCTACCAATCCCAATGCTTCGCGCGCAATTTCCCCGCCGTCTTTCAAAACGACAATCTCATCCCCTTGCTTTCGGCGATACCAGTCAGCGTCTGCGTAAAATTCAAGCGCTTCACGCAATTTCTTGTTTTCAACCTTCTCGCGCTCAAGCTCCATAAAATGTACAGCTTGTAATGTTTCGATAGTTCTTTGTAAGCGGATGTTTTCTGTAACAAGATTTTCATTCATCTGATTCACCTGCCACTGATATGATTTCTAAAATGCTGTCAATTACACTCTCTTCTACATAATTGTCCTTCGCTTCTAAACATTCTTTGTAAATCTTTTCGAGCACTTCATGTAATCGTTCGTTTTCAAATGCTGTTTCAGCAATGAGATTATGCTGATTGCAATGTTGTTCATCATACCAATCAACAGATTCCTTCAATCGCTCCACTGCCATTCGCCCCTTAGCCTCCGCGAGTTCCGTAACATCTAATCGATTCTGTAATTCCTTGTTTTTTGCTTGTAATTTAAAACTGACCTTTTCCATAATTTCGAAGCATTTTTCGGATTTAGCTAATTCAGTTTTTAATCGTTCAACCTCGGCAATCAATGCTGGTACATCCTCACGAGCATGGGCTATAAACTCCATATTTTCTTGTGGACGATTATTTCCACGAGGATAAGGATCGCCAACTTCACATATACATCCAAAACTATCAGTCTCAAAGACCCCTTGACCTTCTGGACCGCATTTTTCTGGTTCGATAATCCACGGACCTGGTGTAGCCTTTGCTACACGCTCTTTAATCGCCTCTATATTCATGCTTGCACCTCCAATAAATGACTGTGTTCATGGATGTTTCCGATGATTTCACAACGATAACCTACAACAGTCTTGTATTGATTCGCTTTGTAAGGTTTATCCCTTTCATCATCAAATACCCACGGATTCGGCATACATACACCTTTACTAGCCGTAATAATCACCTTTCCGATGTGATGACCTGTGTAATTAATGCCATCTTCATTTTCACGAGTAATATAAGTTTGCTTGATTATGTGACCCGAATAAATCCTCTTGCCATTCATGTCTTTTAATCCTGTAAATTCCATAAGCTCAACCTCGCCAAAACTAAATTCGAATTCACCTGCTTCCTCGTTACCTAGAAGCAATACAGTTACTTCACGGTGCTTGAAATCTATACTTACTACTTTCGCTAAGTGTTTGAGATATTTGAGATATGCTAAAAAAATGATTTCTCTACAATTCCCTGTCATTAATCACTCGCCCCTTTCGCTTTTTGAGCACTCTGTAAGCCTCGCCATAGAGCTTTTCAATCTCACTACGTTCCATGTCATGCACCATCCGACAGTGTATTTTGGTTATCACCAAGCCCATGTGCTTACACTCTGGCACTGGACACATAACATACTCACCTTGTACTGCTGTCCACCCCTTTGCGCGTCTAGCCATGTCATCACCCCGATTGATATAAATTCCGTAATCGATAATTGTTACGAACGTTCTTTTTGACAACCGCCACATGATTACCCGACATTTCAAACACTCTACTGTAAGTCGCTTCGTCGATTTTAAGTAACTCATCCACACCAAGCTCGGTGGATATTAGTAGCGGTTTTTTATTTAAGTAACGATAATTAAGCACCTCGTACATAATGTCAGCTTGCCAGTCGATTATTTGAGGCTTGCCATAACGGTCAAGCTTCAATTCGCCCCCGATAGGCTTAAATAAATCATCTACAAACAGCACATCAACATCTTTCATTTGCTGCATGATTTCGTTTTTACGCTCAAATTTATTAGCAGCGATGTTATTCATGCCGTCCTTAAACGGAAAATACAATACAGGCACTAGGTGCTCTTTAATCAATCCGTTTGAAATAGCTGTCAGTAAATGCGTTTTTCCGCAACCAGGCTGACCAATAAATGTTATGCTGTTTTCTCGCTCGTTTTTGATAGATTGAAAGTTTTCAAAGTAATTCAGCGCTTTATGAAACATTGTATTTATTTCAATATCAACGTCCGTGTGTCTAAAGTTTTTGAAACCCATTTTTTGAAACTCTTCTGTAATTTCACTGGACTTGATTAAGCGATTAATTCGCTTTAACCTAACACACGTGCATTCTTGCCAATCGCTCGTGTCATACTGCAATATCATTTCTTGCAATATTCCTTCAAAATTTCGAGCGAGTACTGTTTCACCAGCCTTTTTCTTCACATAAAAGCCGCCTTCATCTTTGCATTTATCGCACTCATAGCTCTTACTTGGTACTAAATTTGCTAAGTCCACGCATGAATTCCTCGTCTGCTCCCGCAAACGTTGGAGTATTTGGTCTATTTTGTGCCCCACTGGTTGCATCGTAGTTGCCCCCTTTCGTTAAAAAGTCTTGGTAACTATTAATGCCTTGCTCTACCGACCACCGCTTTAAAATGCCATCAATGTAGTTTATAAACGGCTTGCCCCTATCAAGTGCTATTTTTATAGCCTCGACAATTAAGTCTGCATCTTTGTAGTATTCCAACAATTTGTTAATGTCCTGAGCATCCCTGTAAGTGGTTGGTCGTATATGCTGCTCAAAGTACGTTTTTATTTTCAAAAATGAAACATCGATTTGAGAGGAGGGAGGGAGGGGCTTGTCCCCCTCTCTCTTACTCTCTGTATTATTAAATGTATTATTAATAACTGTATTACTATCTTTGGCGTTTTCGCCAATAGGGGTATTGGCGTTTTCGCCTATACCCTCTTGTCGTTTTCGCCTATAGGTATTGGCGTTTTCGCCAATAGGTGTATCAATGCCGTAAAATTTAGTTTTAACCACTTTTATAATTCGCTTGTCAATACTTTTAGTTCCCTCTTTATACTGCATTCGCACTGTAATATAACCCTTATTTTTTAAGCTGGACACCATCTTCGAAATGCGATTTTTAGATAGTTCGAAAAACTCACTAAAATAGTCATTTGAAGCAAAGCAACCTTGTTCATTATCTAAACTATGAATCTCTACAAGTAGTAGTTTTTCGGTCCATCCCAAGTCCTTCGCTTGCCACACTTCTTTAGGAATCCACACGCCCTTGAAATCCCTATTTATTTGTTCAGCCATTGCCCTAGCCCTCCTTAATTCGATGGGCAGTTAAGCCCCTTGTATAGCCTCTTAATCTATTTGCGTTTCGTCAAACTCTGGCGCATCAATGAAAAACTCCGTTTCCGGTGTAATGTCTTTAATTTCTCGTTTAGGCGCTGTACCTTCGTCATAAGCTACTTGTTGTTGCATTTCAACGCTAATCGGCAGGTACTTCCACATGTGCCGTACAACTGTCTTTTTTGCCATTTCTTCGTAATCTGTAGCCCATGGCGAATACGTTGAATTAGCAGCTTTTGAGCGACCTTTACGCTTCTCGATTTCGGCTTTTGACATGAACTCAAATTGGTAACCTCCATCTTTAAAGTGTGCTACTGCATATGCACCCATGAAATCGCCCTTATCCACGTCCATACAAGGCTTGTGCTTTAATTTAGGGTCTAATCCTAATTCATACTCAAACTCGTCTTTTTCGTACACTGCATGCGCATAAATTGATTGAATATGACCACTTCTCCGAGCTAGGTCAATCATCCCTTTATATCCAATGATGAATTGAACCTCGGTGGTGCCTTTTTTGTTGTTTTTAAATGGTAGTAAGTAACAGTGACCCATTAAACCCGGCTCTAATCCTAGTTGAGCAGCTTGCATGACGGCGCCTAGTAAACTAGAAACATCCGCATCTTTAAGTGCTGGTGTAGTACGGATAGTCGTCATAGCCAAACGCATTAAGCGGTCAACATCCATGTGTTTTGGTAAAGCCTGCGCCATTGCTGGTGCCATTTGCTTTAAGTAATCATCAATAGTTTTAGGTTTTTGTTGAGCACTTGGTGCTTGTTGCATTTGTTGTTTTAACTCATTTGTTGTCGCCATTTTTATTTAACTCCTTCTGATTTAATTTCAATCGATTTATTTTCATCAAATTTTTGAGGCAAATCATTTATGCCTTTGAAGTAGAACTGGTAAGCTTCTTTTTGATTTTTTGCATATACTACAGTCTCCTTTTCAGTTATTACTGTTTCTATAACAATGAATTTCTGTAATTCACACAAATCAGTAAGCCTCCTTGATACTTAAGCGTCTTGATATAGACTCTTTGATATATTTTTCATAAACTGTCGGCTGTTCCTCTTTCAATCGCTTACTATCTAAACGATTAGTAACTATTGTTTTATGTGTCACTTTAAAGCGTTTAGAAAGACCTTCTGCAGCATCTCCAAGTGTCATTTTGAGTTGATTTTCATACTCTTTACGTTGTAGTTCGAGTGTCTTTTCTTCGGCTTTCAATGATTCAATCGCTTCAATCAATGTATTCGATTGCTCGTCCAACATAATAGCCGAACCATCATCTTGGGGGTACATTTTGGCTAGCAATTCTGATGCTGATACACTACCATCGATTGCTGGGGGTACATTAGCCAATACGTGATTCTCCCAAAAGTCCTTTTCGCGCTCAATCATCAATGCGATAAATTCATCATCACGTTTTACTTCTTTCCAAATAAAATTGTTGCCTCCGATTAATACAGCAATATAAGCTATTTCGTATCCTGTAACCGCAAGATAATGCTGTAGCTGACATATATATGCCGCTGGAACATCCTCACCATCCCAAGCATTTTGGTTAAAAGCAGAAGTGGTCTTACATTCCAAGATGGCTTTCTCACCTACTACACGTCTGTCCAAATTCGCTGTCATAAAAAGGTGCTTTGGATGGCGTAACATGCGATTAACTCTTTGCACCCTCTTCCCAGTCCGTAAAGCAAATTCTTCTGCGACCATATCTTCTAATTTATTGCCCCAATAAATAAATTCGTTGTCGATTTCTTCTACAAAATCAGATGTCTTTTCGATGTAGAGTTGAAATGCTGATTTATAATTATTAAAACCTAAAATTACCGCAGCATCCGAACCGCCAATACCACTTTTCCGAAGTTGAAGCCATTCTAGTCTACTCATTTCTTTAGTTGAAATAACTTCCATGTCATAGCCCCCTATTGAAATAATTAGGCTCATAAGATACAATAAATACAGCTCTTTATGAGCCCTTGTACATCGGTGTACATGTAGTCAAGCTTGCTGTTGCGTCAGCAGGCTTTTTTACATAACAATCGGATAATTGTCATGGTACACCTCAATCAGTAAAATTAAATCGTCGTAATCGTCTGCTAAATCTAATCGAGTATCGTTTAAATAGTCGTATACATCCTCGATGTGTACATACACGCCACCGAAACTACCATTGTCGAAAATATAGTATTCCTCACCTCTATAGACTGGGCGACCTCGATAGTCTAGTAATCTAGTATCATCTATCGGAAATCTACATATAAAGTCTTTACCGTAGCCTGAAACTGTTGTGTTTTCTACTTCATACATAACCTCACCTCTAACTAGCCATCTTAGGTTCTATATAGACCCAAGTCGCTTGTAAGTTCACATGTTCTAAGCCTTTAATGTGGAAACCGTCAAAATAGATTTCTTGACCCATTTCATCAACAAATGTATCTCCCGCAATGTAAGCACCTTTTGCGCAAGCTTCAATGATTTCCCAAACCTTCATATTACGCACCTCCCTTCGCCATTTGTTGCTGCCAATCGAGATAGACAGGCGACACCAATATGCTTAATTTAGCTTTACATGTGCCGCAAAACGTGTCGTTTTCGTACCATGTGTAGTACACAATCTCGCCTGCTGAAAACTTTTTATGACAATCTCCGCAATGCGTGTGTGCCGCTACTTTCAAATTAACCTACCCCTTTCATCTTGCAATACACTACGACGCCAACAACTTTCGCAAAGTACATTTGCTTCAGTTATTGGATAAGGAAAAACCTGTCCACGTCGCTTAAAATCTCTGCTGACATCACCACAATTTTCGCATTCTGCATATACGATTTTGCTAGCGCTCCAAGATGGCTCAAACTCCACTTGCAACTCAAACTCGCCTTCGCAGTTCTCGCATTCCCAATCCGTCGTGTTGTCGCTGTTTAAATCTGACAATGCGCCAGTCACATCGTTTTCGTACTCGCAATATGGGCACTTGACTTTATCACTTGACATAATTTCACCACCTTCCCGATGGTCTTCCCATCAAGCAACTTAAAAATGAGGAGTGCGCCCAACCTTGCGCTTTTTAAGCTGCTTGACGAGAGCGAGCTTTTGCTCGCAATGTCTATTTGTCATACTGTTTACTACCTGTTCATTACGATTTTTTTACCATCCCATTGTTTTTTGGAGAATCTACCATGCCATGTCCCTTTGTTGGTTTTAGAACCATCTGAATATTCACGAGGAGTGCATTCTGAACACAACGCTTTTCCATTCTTTTGGCTATCTTTAAATTGAGTTACATTCCTAGCCCAATAATGACCAAGCGCTGTATTCTCTATACAATTACATTCATCACATACAAATACGCCCATAACATCACTCCTTTTTCAAATCATTCAAATGTTTCAAGTGTTTTTATCAATTCACACATTTGAATTTTGCATCAGTCAGCGACTTCCCAATTGATATTGTTTATTATCATTTTTTCTACAACACCACGACACAAGCCATCTCTTTTTGAGTGGCAAATATGAGGTTCTTCCAAACAAAACATCTCCAAATCACCAATATGACAGCTAACCGTTCTCACCTCATATTGGTGAGGGCACTCTTTGCACATTGTTTTTCGCGGTTTTAATCGCTGTATTAAAGATGGTTTCGTTCTTAATTTCTCTATCGTTTCGCTATCCATTTTGTCACCCTCTTAACACGAAAGTTACTTCTTGTTTGTCATTCTCAATGTGTTATAATGAGATGTACACATTTGCACTTAACATTTTCCTTGCTGTTTAGTCGCTCCAACGATTAATCAGCTATTTTTTTATGCTTTTTGACGCGCACCATAACCTTTCAACGGTTGATAACTTCGCCCACTTCCAGTTTTTAAACCACTTCATCTACTTCACCTTCGGTTTCATTTCGTTTTAAAATAATGCGTTCAATCCGTATACCTTTTGCTGAACCTTGACGACCTTCTTTCCCGCTCCAAACTCGATTACGCACTGTTTGCGTACTTACCTTTAGATAGGATGCAACCTCTGCTACAAGTTTAGGATTGTCCTCCCAGTTAGGAGTATCAAGTTCTATTTGCGCTAAACGTACTGCTGGTTTCAATCCATTCCCCTCCTTACCAAAGTGATATTATCAATGCTGCTGAAAACACCACTGCGATTGCTAATAAGCTTAAATAAGCTAAATCCGTATCACTCAACTCTCGCCAGTCGTCTATCATAAAAAAGTAATCTAGTAACCATTTCATAGTTTCACCACCACCACATAAATATCGTTGCTGGTACTAGTGACAGCATTTGAGCAGCATGCATGATTACGTCTGCACCAAACATGATGATTGCTATTTGTGCTTCCGCGTTTGTAACCTGCGCCCATTTAACCAATGTAAATGGGTCAATTTCTTGCTCGTTATTTTCGATTTTTGAGATAGCTGAGCGACTTTTATGTATCGCCTCAGCTATCTGTGACTGCGTCATGTGAGCTTCCTCACGAAATTTTTTCAAATGCACTCCGTACATAACAATTCCTTTCCGTGTTCGATTTTCGAACATGTTCTCACAACGAACACACCGCTATTAAGTTTTGTTGTATTATCTAATTAGCAAGTTAACTTGCATTGAGCTATTGCCCTAGCTCTTCTTAAAACCGACAGCCCTCGGTTATGGCTGCTTATCAAGCCAAGTTTCAAGATAAGCAGCAACCTTTTTGGGTGACATCATCCATTTACCACCGATTTTCTTTTTCGGAAAATCTTCTAACCAGAAGAAAGTACTGTAAACAAAACTACGAGACATACACGTTTTCTCGCATAGTTTTTTGATATCCCAAAATACAAAGTCATTTTCTACATCTTTTAATTCTCTACGAATCCCCTCTATGTTTAACTGCTCACGAATTTCCTCACGAGCGATTTCTACAACATCAATTTCTAATAAACCCACGTTGTACCCCTCCTCATGTGAGGCGCTGGTGTAGCGCCTTCCTTAATTTGCTTGTTTTGTAAATTCCTTTAGCAAAATATCCGTTAGAGCGATTTGCCCTTTTCCTGTTATTAATGTTGTGCCTGTCTGCATATCACCATCTGTGCGTGCAACTACTGCTGGACGAACGCGGAACCAACCTTGCTCGATATAGCGTTGTTTAGGTAAATTGCGCTCGGCACCCATTTGCTTAATGAGGTAACCATTTTCACGCAACCAAGCAATTAATTTATTACGACCGATGTTGACACCGTGTTTTTCGTAAATCATTTTTGCGAAAGTGCCGATATTTACTGCTCCATCCGAAATTGCAACTACTTTACCGAACTTCGTAAAAGGTGCATCCGCTTCAATTTGTTTATGAAGTGCTTTGTTTTCACGTTTTTGGCGTTCCATTGTTTTGTTGGCAATCATCATTGCTTTTGCCATAATTGTCAGTTCGTCATCTTCCTCGGTAGTGAAGATATAACCACCGTCTTTTCGGATAGAAGGAATAACTTCGATAGCCAACCAATCTTGAAATTGCTCAGCTACATCATTTGAAGCCTTGAAAGCAAGTTTATATACCATTGACTCTGGGATAAAATCACCTTTGCCCACTTCTGGGCAAGATTTCGGAAGATAAGAGTTTACTCGTTCCCAACGGACATATTCTTTGCCGTTCATGTCTCGAGAAATACCCAAACACTTCGCAACATGTTCTGCATCGAATAAAACTGTGTCATTTTCGACTTTTGCGCCAACTTCAAATAATTCGTTTTTAAAAATTTTTAATTCAGTCATTTGCATATCCCCCTATCAAATCTTTAGTTTCAAATGAAATGAATTTAATGTTTTTTGGTAAATCACAATCTAGGGTTTTACCTACCGCTACGCCAGATTCGCACTTGTAAAAATTCATGTACCTAACTAATTGTTTTAAAGCTTTTTCATTAAAAGCATGCAATTTAACTTCTACTGGAATATATTCATCGTCTTTGGATAACCAAAAATCGGGCTTGTGTTTAGCATCGTTCTTCCTCTTAACGATGGAATATCCTGCACCAAACAAGGTTTTCAAATTATTTTCAAACCATCTATACGCAGCCTTTTCATCGGGTTGCGAATCCAAAAAATTCTTCATTATGGTTTGACGAGTTCCCGAAAGTAAGAAAGGGATATTTTCTTCAAACAAACAACCCTCAGCAATCTCAACGATTTTTAAATTCTCGTTTAATTCAAGTGGATTTCTGAAAGAACGTTCTACAGCTTGATTCAATAAATTTAGTCCGTAATACAATTTCGTCTGTTGATTTGGTAGAACGACTAATTGTTTCATGATGAAACCTCCTGTTTTTTAATGTTTTCCAATCTGCTAAACTAATGGTAGATTGGAGGTGAATTGGATGAATGAAGATTTTGTTAAATCTCTCCGTGATTTGAACGTTGATTACAAAAGTGCGAGTTACCAATATTCGCTCTTAATTGAAGAAATTAATGAATTCCAATCAAATTTAAACAACGAAGAGGAAATTGTTCTTTTGATGGCTTCATTCGGTCAGACAATTAAGCTGTACATTACTGATATTGGTTATGCCAACCCATCCCTCATTTATTTCTATGGTTTTATTGAAGGGAAAGGTACAGAGTCGACTTTGATACAACATATTAGTCAGTTAAATTTCTTAATAACTTCTGCGAAACGACTTGACGAAACTAAGCCAGCAAGAAGACTTGGTTTTACTTCTTGATTCTTTTTGTAAGTTTATCCCTAGAAGCTAAATAACGAACTGGTTCTATAACCAATGATATTTTCTCGAGAATATTGGAATAATTAATTTCTTGTGTATCACCTTTTTCAATTTCAAGTCTAAGTTCTTGTAATAATAGTAAAGCTGCTTCTTTAACCTTCGATTCAGTCTGAGTACTTGTTACATTCTGAATCCCGACCAAGTAAAAAGGATTGACCTCATCGATTAATAAGGAAGGCTCAAATAATACACCAATATTGCCTTGAGCCTTCATTTTTTCATACCACTCTTTGTCATTCGTAAGGATAAGGCTTTTTAAATTAACTTGACCAAAATCAAATGCCCACTTATTTTCCTTTTGGCTACATTTTTCGCTACTTTGACCCATTCTCATTCCCCCCTTTATTAAATTGCATCTTTATGTCCTTCAGAAACTTCGCGTACTGCATAGCGACTTGGTAAAAAAATATCCTCTCTTACAACTTTATATACCGACGCAATTTGCAAAGCTCGTTGAGAACTTACTTGTCTTTTTCCGTTTTCAATTTGCGATAAGTAACCTGCTGGTATACCAATAATTTTAGCGGCATCTTCTAAACTAAGACCAGTAGTTAAGCGCGCTTCCCTTAACAAACTCATTTTCCTCACTCCTTTCAACTACTCGTAACGAGTTGTTAAAAATATAATACAACGCATTTCGCAAAGTGTCAACGCATTTTGCAAAGTTTTTATATATTATTTGAATTTCGCATTTTGCAAAGTATAATTATAATTAATAGGTGGGTGATTGGTGATGTTCGGCATCAGACTGAGAGAATTAAGAAAAAACAAAAAATTGACTATGAAAGAATTTGGCGAGAAATTCAACCTTGCCGAATCAACGATTTCGGGTTATGAAAACGGCACACGAAAGCCAGATATTGAACAAGTAAAAAGATTCGCTGATTACTTTTCTGTTACAACAGATTACATATTAGGGATAACAGAAAATAGAATGCATGACATGAATGAGAATAGTAAAGAATATTATGTGGGTAAAATAAACACCGAATTTCCTGACATTGAATTAATGTTCAAAGATTTGGAATCATTAAATGTAGAAGAAATGAAAGAAGTTTATGAATACATTAAATTTAAGGTGAGTCAAAAAGAAAAAAAGTGATATAATTTCCAACTTTTAAAATGAACATTTTTTGAAACTCATTGACTTCATTAATACCGAAATTTGGTGATGTAAGAATTATTAAAGTCGATGTGTATAATTACAATCTATACATTTTAGGGTGCTGCTCAGTGCACCTTTTCTTTATAACTAATAACAGAACACACATTCCTATGAAAGTGAGTTGTTAAAATGTACACACATTTAGAAGATTACATTCATAACCTTTACAAATCTATGAATGTCACACGTCCAGAACAAATAGACATGCACTTTATTGCACACTTTATCGGGGTGGAAATAACTTATAAACGAAGTGTATTTCGCTTTAACAATGAAATAGTGTTGAGAAAAGGTACAGCAGCAGAAGAATGGATTGACTTCGGTCACGAGATTTGTCATTACTTGCGGCATTCAGGTAGTCAATTGAATATGCATCGGCTCTTTATTGATTTACAAGAATATCAAGCTAATTATTTTTCCTATCATTTTTGTGTACCGACATTTATGTTAGAAGATTTTGAGTTTAGTAGGCATCACAAAGATTGTATATGGAATTTAGCTCAAACATTTAATGTCCCCTATAATTTTGCTGAAAAACGCTTGAATATGTGGTTAAATCGGAGAATTTTTGTTGATAACATGAAAATAAGTAGGTGATAATATGGCGTACTATCGCAAACGTGGTAACTCTTGGGAGTACCGAATTAAATACAATGAAGGTGGAAAACAAAAAACACTTTCGAAAAGCGGATTTGTTTCTAAGGCTTCCGCACGTGCTGCAGCTATACAAATCGAAGAAAAATTATTTAAAGGTGGCATCGACGAGATACGTAAAGGGGAAATGTTGTTCGAGGATTGGGTGCAACTTTATAAAAAGATACACGATTCCCAAAGGCGCGAATCTAGTAATGTTTCTGCGGAAAACGGACAAAAGAAATTATTAGACCGTTTCAGTGGGTATAGTTTAAAAAATATTAATCGGGCTGATTATCAAATTTTTATAAATGATTTACTTTTTGTGAATAATTACAGTAAAAATACCGTCGATAGAATACATGGCGAAATGATGTCAATTTTAAATACAGCCGTGGAGCACGAACGACTTGAAAAGAATAAACTACGTGGAATTTCTATTAAAAAAGATGAGCCCAATGATAAAATACTATTTTTAACATTAGAAGAAACAAAAAACCTTCTAGCTGTTATGGAATCGCAAGATATATATAAGAAAGTAATGGTGCATATCTTACTTAAAACAGGTATACGTAGTGGAGAGCTTTTGGGCTTAATGTGGCAGGATATTGATTTCAAAGAAAAAACGATTAGAATTGACCGTCAACGCACTCATAATGGCATCGGCCCCTTAAAAACAGTATCATCGTATCGTACTATAGGGATTGATGATGAATTGCGTAATTTATTGAAGGAATTCAAAGTATGGCAAGAATCGAATAAAAGTAAACGTGATACTTATATCGAATCAGACTTTGTAATGGTTGATGAAACTGGTAAAGAATTTTACCCTACTAAACCTCAAGACATGATGAAAATTCTTTTACGTTATGCTAAAATACAAGAAAGAAAATCGACGCATTTATTAAGACACACCCACGCAGTCCTATTGTTAGAAGCAGGGGTCGACATAAAAACGGTGTCCACTAGATTGGGACATAAAGATATTACTATTACAGCGAACACTTATTTGCATGTTACCCAAAACCATGAACAGAAATCTATAGAAAAATTTGTTAATTACCTCGAATTTCAGCCTTAA